GGGTGCCAGACCATCTCTGATTCATCTGTTGGTGTCTGGCATTTGTAGCAAAGCAATACCACTACGCGCCAATCTTGGCAAAGGCGCAGGTTTGGCAAAGGTAATACTCCCATTCATTGCGGTCATAAACTGGGATAACTAAATCCCATCCACACTTTTGGCACTCGGCTTTGAAATACTTATCAGTCGTTGACATCTGAATAGTCTCCTTCATTCTCATTGACTCGCTCCTGTCCCCATAACTCCTGCCAGCAGGCAGGATGGACACCGCTAATTATCTGCTCTCTTAATGGAATAGTCAAGGATTTAAATGCAGTTCCTACATACTCACCTCTGAGATAGGTGAATAGTTCGTTCTCATCTACCATAACGGTGCCAGTCTTGAGGCAGACTGGACACCGTCTGGTGCCATATACAGTCATCATATGGACTTCCTTCTCTGAGCACGCATAGCCAACTTGGCTAGGCTGTATCCGCCTACTGTCTTGCCTGTTTTCTTCTGAACTTTAGGATGTTTCTTCCACGCTTTACCATTCTTGCGTTGGGTATTAGTCGCTGACACGGGCTGTCCTTTCTATTTTAAACTTTCTGTTGAGGCTGTGGTATGCCTGCTCCCATTGGTATGCTGAACGAAATAGCATTACCATCATTACTAATTGACTACCCATTGCTATGCAGATTGCTAGCAATGTGCCAGTATCTAAATACATTTCTGACTCCTATCAGACTAATGGACTCGTAGTGCGCTGTGGTAGTTACAGCGGGGCTGGCAAAAAAAAAGAAAGTGGGCTAGCCAGAGCCGAAGCCCTGACTAGCCCTGAAGTTACTACTGAAGAACTTCTAGTTTGGTGATGACATAGTTGTCATACCAGGTAGTGATTTTGTCACCGTTTGGAGCCTTAGACTCCTTTGGTGTAGAAGTGAAGTAACCGAATACGTTGACTGCGAATTCGGTATTGTCGGCAAGCAATGGCTTGATTTGAGCGATGATTGCTGGGTCGTCAACTGTAACACGGCGAGATGCTACGAAGTTGGAGCGAAGGTTGCCGTCAATAGTTCTGACGGTTTGGGTTGCACGGACTGTGCCGTTGATGCGGTTGTCACCTTTGGCGACAAGGTTCTTGAGAAGTCCGTTATTGACTCCCCAGTAGGTTACTGCGTTATCTGTATTCACTTGCTATTTCTCCTTTTTCGGGGATACCCCCGTCACTTGTGACGGGGTTCCCCGCTAGTTGTTAGTTGCAGTTAGGGCAGACTGCGTGCTTGTTATGGACAAGATGGCAGTCTGAGCAGATGACCTCATTGGAAGTCATCGTGACGGAGGTTTCTAAGTCGTAGAACCTATCGGTTAGAACTGAGATTGGGTCAAGAAATTCGTCACGGTCTTGACCGTCAATTTCTTCAACAACGACTTGCTCGTTGTCCCATTCGCCAACGACTCTGATACGCTTTTTTGTATCAGAGATACGTTGGACGGATGAAACCCAATCGTGACCTGAAACTTCAGTATTTGTCTGAGACCAGACGTACTTGTATTGAAGGTTGCCCTCATCAACGAGTTGATGGGCAATTTCTGCGTCACGGGCATCCCGTAACTCTTGGCAGTCAGGACATAACTCGTTAAGTGCTTGGCATCCATAGCACATAGTTTGGATTGTGATGCCATTGCTTTTGGTATTCATAACTTCCTTTCTGTTCTCAGCCACCCTGGCTGGAACAGCCCCAGCAGGACCGCCTTGTCATCCGACAGCCCATTAGGCTGGCGGCGGGCGCGGCTCTGACGCGCCAGCACGCGTGGTTTACCACGCGGGCAGAGAAATCGGCTTTGCTTAGGCTTCGCTGATTAGGCGAAGACTGAAGCCGATTTGACAAGAGCGGTACGCTGGAAAGGAAAACTGTCGGACTGACAGCGACAGCGCGAGCAGGAAATCGCGAGCGCACGCTGTTGCCGACTTGGTATAAAGACAGCGACAGAGTTTGTCTGCGTGTGGCGAGGCTGCGACCGAAGCCACACGATAGGACTTGTCCGCCAGACAACTAGCGCTGTCGGCAACAGGCAGAACAGTCCACGGCTTTTACCCGTGAGCCGAAGGCAATCGGCTTTGCCGATTTTGTTTTTAATAAACAGAATAGAACAGATAGCCTAGCCTGGCGCGACTGACAGGAGCGGTGGTCAGACTATCTGTAGGCTCACGCCTATCTGTACTGTACTGGATAGCACTGTCCAGTAACTGTGCTGAGTCTAGTTTGACCCGACACTTATTAAAGGCGGGTTGAATATGTAGTAGTAACTCTGGCTATTATTTTCCCGTACAAGTAATAGCCTGTGCCCTGTCCTATTATGTCCTATTTAGGTATAGTCTGTAATGTGATTTGTATAACAATTTTGTTATAAACCGTTCGGAATGGCTGTTTGAACGGATTAATAGTATATAGGGGCACAAAGTGCCCACTGATAGTAGCAAGGTCTTTAGGACCTTGCGTACAGACTGTATCTACTATCTGTTACTACTGGCTGTTCTAACTATCAGTACTGTATGTAGATGGGACAGGTCTGTGACTTTTCAGAAGGGCAAAAATAACCCTAGGACAGAGGCTATGGTAGCCGCAAAGGCTAAAGTAATAGCCCTTGTATCAGAGGGTTGGGCACCGCATAAGGCGATGGCTGAGGTTGGCAAGCAACCCGACACCATCCGTATTTGGTGCCTAAGAGACCCAAAGTTTGCCTCTGACCTAGCCCAGGCAAAAGAAGACGCCAAAGAACGTTCCTTGACCGCCCTGGGCATAGCCAGGGAAGATATAAGTTTTCCACAGTTTTCTGAGATGTTCCTGGAGCAGAGAGTGTTCCCCCACCACCAGGACTGGATTGACCTGCTGGAGGGTAATGAGCCTAGTTGGCTCCACCCAAGTATGATTTATGAGAAGGGCGACCCACATCGCCTTCTTGTAAACGTGCCCCCCGAGCACGCCAAGAGTACGGTGATTACGGTCAACTACTCTACTTACCGCATCGCTCTCAATCCCAACGTTAGAATCATCGTAGTTTCTAAGACGCTTATCAAGGCACGCGAGTTCGTGTACGCAATTAAACAAAGGTTAAGCCACCCGCGCTGGTTAAAGTTGCAGACAACATTTGGACCAGAAGGGGGATGGAAAGAAGACTCTGATACCTGGCGAGTTGATACCGTCTACCTTGGGAGCGATGCTCGTAACTCAAGTGAGAAAGACCCGACTATTCAAGCCCTGGGTATGGGCGGACAGATTTATGGTGCCCGTGCTGACCTGATTATCCTGGATGACTGCATAACCACCGCTAACGCTCACGAGTATGAAAAGCAGATTAACTGGCTGCAGAAGGAAGTTATTACCCGTTTGGGTAAGAATGGCAAGTTGCTAGTAGTAGGGACGAGAATTGCACCGACAGACTTTTACAAAGAACTCCGTGACCCAAAGCATTGGTCAGGTGGCCGTAGCCCTTTCACTTATATGGGTATGCCTGCGGTTCTTGAGTACTCTGAAAAACCCGATAACTGGAAAACGCTTTGGCCTAAAAGTGACGCTCCTTGGGATGGCGATGACGATACGCCAGACGCTGACGGACTCTATCCTAAATGGGATGGAAAGGCTTTACACAGAAGACGAGGAGAGGTAACCCCCTCCACCTGGGCGCTGGTCTACCAGCAAGAAGATGTTTTAGAAGATTCCATTTTTCCCGCTGAACTTGTTCAGGGTTCTATAAATGGGATGAGAAAGCGCGGTCCTTTGAGACCAGGAGCGCCTGGTCATCCACACCAAGTTGAAGGATATACCGTTGTGGGGTTTGACCCTGCTATGGCTGGACACGCTGCTTTTGTTGCTATGACCTATAACAGGCACGATGGAAAAATTTATATTTTGGACTGTTTAAATATGGCAGAGCCAACACCGCAAAAGATTAGGCAGGCGATTGAGGAGTTTGTTCAGAAGTTTAAACCGCAAGAACTCCGAGTTGAAATTAACGCACACCAAAAAGCCTACGCCCTTGACTCAGACTTACAACAGTGGCTGGCAACTTATGGCGTTAGACTCAATGCTCACTTCACGGGCAAAAACAAGTGGGACACAAACTTTGGAGTCGCTTCAATGTCTACATTGTTTGGCTCCGTCAACAACGGAAAGCATCAGAAAAACAACATCCTGGAGTTACCTAGCACTGAAGGCTCTGAAGGACTTAAGGCTTTAGTTCAACAACTACTAACTTGGAAGCCTGAGACCAGAGGCAAGACTGACTGTGTTATGGCTATGTGGTTTGGTGTTTTAAGATGCCGAGAGTTTATGCAACAAAACTCCTATGTTCAAAGGTACGCCCACAACCGTTGGGCTACTAGAGCACAGGCACAAAAAAGATACACAGTAAATCTTGATGAGATGATTGCCGAACAATGGCAACAGAACTACGGATAGGAACTAAATGCTATCAATTGAGCAAATCTCAGCACGCGTAGAAAATCTACGCCAACGTGCTGCAGAGCGTGATGCACGCCAACAAGACGTGCTTGCTGTTCGTAAAGGTCAAATTGCTACTGTATATCCAGACTTTTTTCCTGAAGGCGTAGACGCCAATGTCGTTGCAAATTTTATTGATATTGTTGCGAGAGACCTATCAGAAGTTATGGCGCCTCTCCCTGCGGTCAACTGTTCGGCGGCAAATCAGGCTAATGACCGCGCTAGGAAGTTTGCTGATACACGCACCCGTATTGCTGCTAATTATTTTGCTCATTCGGACTTACAAGTCCAGATGTACACAGGTGCCGATATGTACATCACATTTGGATTCGTCCCGTTCATAGTTGAACTTGACGATGAAGCAGGGCTGCCGCGCATACGTATAGAAAACCCCGTGGGCGCTTACCCAGAGTTTGACCGCTATGGGCGCTGCATTGCCTTTGCTAAACGCTACTATATGGCAGTTGGAGAACTTGCTTCTCAATTTCCAGAGTACGCACATATTTTGCTTGGTAAAGAAATGTACAAAGCAGATATGAACTCGCAGATAGAAATTGTTCGTTATTATGACGAGCAACAATCTGTGTTGTATGTACCAGAACGCAACAACTTAATTCTTTCCCAGGCTAAGAACCCTCTTGGCAGAATGATGGTTGTAGTAGCGCGCCGCCCTTCAATTGACGGCGAAATGCGTGGACAGTTTGATGATGTACTCGGTATTCAGTTGCTTCGCAATAGGTTCGCATTACTTGCGATGGAAGCAGCGGAAAAGTCCGTACAGTCACCAATTGTTTTGCCATCAGATGTTAATGAACTTGAAATGGGTGGCGATGCGGTTATTCGTACCGCTAACCCTGCTGGAGTTCGCCGTGTAGACCTAAACATTCCACCTGGAGCATTTACTGAACAGACATTACTTCAGCAGGAACTAAGAACGGGTACACGTTATCCAGAGGGACGAACTGGAAATATTGATGCCAGCATTATTACAGGACAGGGTGTGCAGGCACTTATGGGAGGATTTGATACCCAAGTCAAGTCTGCCCAGGCTATCTTTGCGTCAACACTTAAAGATATTATCTCTATTTGTTTTGAGATTGATGAGAAGTATTTTGATTCTGAAAAGACTATCCGTGGTGTAGATGCTGGTTCTCCGTATTCTTTGCAGTATCTACCAAGCAAAGACATTAAGAAGGATTACACAGCCGATGTTCGTTATGGAATGTTGGCAGGACTCAATCCAGCACAAGGTCTTATCTTTATGCTACAAGCCTTGGGCGGAAAACTTATTTCTAAAGACTTGGCGCAGCGTGAACTACCGTTTGGTATTAACGTAACACAAGAGCAAGAGAAGATTGAAGTAGAAGATTTGCGAAGCGCTTTGCTTGCTTCACTACAGCAGTACACCCTTGCTATTCCACAGATGGCAGTGCAAGGTGGGGACCCAACAGATATTATCCGCAAGATTGCTGGCGTGATTAAGTCACGTCAGAAGGGACAACCTCTTGAGGATGCTATTGAAGACATCTTTGAACCCGAAGAATTACCTCCTGTTGGCGCTCCTTCTATGGTTGAGCAACCGTCCCCTGCTCCCGCAGCGTCAGCAGGAGGCGCTCCTGCAGGTGCATTACAAAGTTTACTATCTAGCCTAAGTGCTAGTGGACAAGGAAGCGCTAGCGCAAGAACTGTAATACGGAGGTAGTTATGCCTAATCAACGCAAGAGGACTAAAAAAGTAATTAAGCCTCAAGTTAAGCGTAGAAGGACTACTAAAGAACCAGTATTGGTAAAGATTGATTTTTGGGCTATTGCTGCTAAAGAAGTTTATGATGCTTGTGTTCGTGCAGGATTTGACGAAGGTACTGCAATGGCATTTGCTATGGACAGAACAAGTTATCCAGACTGGATAGTTCCAGTAGATGACCCAATACGTAAACCAGACTTTGATGAGGAGGAGGACGACTAATGGTAAGTGGAGGATACAGACCTAACGCACCACAAAATAATCCTAATAAAATTTCAGCAACAGGTGGCAATGGACAAAGCGGTAGAAATACACAGCCTGCTCGCTATATTCCTGGTATGCGTAGTGAAGGTACTACAAGCAGAGAAGTTTACGAAAATCAAACTAAAGCAAAAATGCAAGGTAACCCAACTGCAGGAATGGTACGCCAAAAACCAATTGATTTAGATGCACCGACTGGTCGTCCTGAAGAACCTGGCACTGCTGGTATTGACCGTGGTCCTGGTATTGGTGCTGCAGCATTTTCAATGGATTTACCTGTAACTAAACCAAGTGCTATGGCTACATTGCAAAAGTTGGTTCAGTTTGATGACTCTGGAGAAGTAGAACTTATTTTACGTTCTAGGATGGACAGTGGTATCGCCTAATGTCAATGCGTTATATCGCACCTGTCGTAGCGGAGGCTAACCCCAACCTATACTCAGCCGCACAAAGAGCCAATCTTTCTCCTGCGGAGCGTAATCAAATTGAGCAAATGAGTTGGGCTATTAAGAAAAATAGAGAACTTAGCCGTATGCGTCCAGAAGTTGCTCGTAGAGAATACGATAGCCTAGACCCAGATGTACAAGAGACGCTTAAGTTTTTTTATAGCAATGCTGAGTATATGCAAACACCGCCTGACTTTTCTGACAGGGCTGTTGGTGCGCTTAAATTTGGCGCTAAAGTATTAGCCAGCCCACTTATTTCTTTATTTAAAGTTGCTGGCGCTTATAACCGAGTTATTAATACGCCTTATCTTGTCTATCGTCAGATTACTCAAGGCGAAAATATTTTTGACGCAAAGGTTTGGTCTGATGCTTGGGATGGCAAAGACATTTACGATAATGGTGCACTTGCTGAAGCCATTGATAATTTCGGCAAAGAAAAAGTTTTTGTTGCTCGTCAGTTATTACAGGGACGTAGACCTGGTGAGATTCTTGAAGCATACGGAGATTTAACACAAGGCATTGTCAATGCTATGACTGAGGCATTTAATGACCCTGATAGTTTTAGACAGGTAATGGATGCTACCAAGTATGCACAGGTATCACCTGGTCGTGACTTTGCTCGTATTATGGACACTAAACCACCTAAGAATGGTGGTCCTGCTGGCGACTATATTGATGGCACCACAAAGAATATATCTGGAACTATTGACTTTATTTACCAAATTTTAATTGACCCGCTTACCTGGATTACTGGTGGAACTTCTAAGGCTATTACCCGTGGTACTCAGTTAGCCGAAATGGCTACTAAGGCTATGAACGCTGGAGATAGTTCTGCAATTGCAGTATCCCGTGTATTCCAGGATGCTGGTGTTCAGAAACTATGGAATGAGCAATTAGGTCCAGACATAAAGCGTTTGGCTGAGGCTACTAATGATGCTGAAAGAGCCAACATTCGTAAGTTTATTGGTCGCCGTTACACTGGTTATAACAATGATGAAGCAATTGACTTTTTAGTTCGTAACAAGATGTTTGATGCAACTCAGGCTGAAAAGATTTTTGGCGATGCTGAGAACACAATGTTGCTTTTATCGGGACGACTTGATGGTATTACTTTTAAGCGCAATGGTGTAGCCACTGCCCGTAACCAGCGCCGTTTAACTTATGGGTTAAATAAACTACTTGATGATGTTTTTAATGCTACAACCTCTCCTTTGGGTCTTCGCAAGACTACAGAAGAATTAAATGCTGCAGGAGAAAAAGCATATTCTGTTTTATCTAAATCTGGAGAAGAAGTAGATAAGGCTGTTAACCCAGCAATTAGGGAGATAGTAGACATTGACAAGGATGTATCTTTCTTCCGTAGACAGTTACTAAAGTTTGGTAGAGCAGCAGCCCGTAACCCAGGTGGTCAGTTTATTCTTATTGGCGAAAACGCTATTAAGACTGCAGATACATTCCGACAGGTAGCACGGCAAGTATTAAGCCGTGACTTAGCAGAATTTACTACCCAGAAGTTTTTACAGGCTAGTGAAGATGAGCAGGTAGTCATTATCCGTAACCTTTATGGTGCGATTATGATGCGTTCTGGTTTGCACGGCAATCCCGCTGGGCAAGATTTTATGCAAGAGATTCTTGCTAAAACTCTTAATGAACGTGCTGGCTTTACAACAACTACAAAAACTCCAATTTCAGAGGATGTAGCCAAGTTACTTAGCCCATATACGGTCCGTGTTGAAAACGGACAGGCTCAGTTGCTACGTTCAGGTGCTATCCAGCCTTCACAATTAGCAAGTGCTATTGCACCTTTGCCTTATGAAGAAATTGCTTCTGTTGCTTACACTGTAAAGTCTAAAAAAGATTTGATTTACGCTATTGGTGGTGCTACACAAAACCGTTTAGCACGTAACTTTGTAGATTTTTGGTCTATATTTACGCTTTTCCCACGACTAGGTATACGTTCAGCCATTGACGAAGGCTTTATGTATGCAATTTCTGCACCTGGTAAGGATTTATTAAACTTTGCTAGGGGTGTTGGACGTAAATTTGGACGGGCAACAACTGCTTATACTGGTTCGCCAGAGGCTGCACCAGTAATTACTGATAAGTTCCGTAGGTTGGTTGGTCGCAAAGTACCTATTAACGAGATTCCGCTAGCGGAACGTAACTTAATTATTGATAATTTGGTTGCCGAACTTAATGACTTAAATAAATTGGCTGATGAATTGGCTGTTACTCCGTCTGAGTTAAGCCATCTAGCAATTAACAAAGAGATTGCTGACCGTGCTGCTGTATTTTTAAAGGGTTTGTCTGACGAAGAAAAACTTTGGTGGACAGAATTGATGATTCACCATCCAGATTCACTGGGTGCTATGGCGTCTTCAGTGGCTGCTAAGACTATTAGCGGTAAATTGGACGAACCATTTACTACACAGCAGATAAACGTATCTGAACTTACCCGTGCTCTTAATATAGCCTCTGAAAGACTACGTGCTGCAGGCAAACTAGGTGATAAAGATAGTCTTAAGTTTGGCGAGTTTAAGAAGATAGAGATAGATGAACTAGCCAAGGTTGACCCTACTTATGTAACCCTTGCACACTATGACAACTGGTTTATTCGCTTTGCGGTACCACGTCAGCACGGCGCATTAAAGTTAGAGGGCGGATATAGAATTTCTCCAGCAACAGTATTTTTTGACAACAACGGACTAAAGACTACAAAAGATTTAGAACGTGCAGTCGGTCAGATTATGCAGAGTGTTGGTATTGAATTTATTGGAGATGCTTATCGGATTAAAAGAGCATACTCTGGTGAAATTGACCAAGCGGCAGAAGCGGCTGTAAAGAAGTTTCTGTCATACTTTGGCGATACGGTAACATACCGCCAGCAAGGACTACCTGATGAGGAAATCGTCCGCATCTTTGCTGAGGGTATGTTGCTGGATATGCGTAATACATTCCACGGCACTACTAATTTTGCTCGTTATAATGAAGGCTTATACAACGCTATTCGCAGTAAATATGACGATTTACTTATGCGGACACAAGAGCGTGGGGCGCTTAAAGGTGGCGTTACGCCTACCCGTGAAGACCCAAGCAATTTATGGCAGAAGGCTGCTGCTTCGGTAGACATTGATAAGTTTGATGACTTAACTAAAGACTTTAAACTAGAAGGATTTGTTAATACTCGTATTGATTTCCAAGAATTTACAGACTTACCTAGCATCTTCCGTACCTACGGCAACAAGATGATGGAGTTGATGGATAGGCAATTGACATCCATCCTACGTCAGCCAGTTGTTGCAGTTACTTATTTAAAGTACCGTAAGGTATATAGCGGTTTGCAGCGTGAGTGGGTAGACCAGTATGTTAAGAAAGAGATTGCTGCTAATCCTAAGAAGTATGGTAGCCCTGGTGCTCAAGAAGCGTTAAAGCGTAGAGCAGACTTGCTAGGTCAAAAGCGTTTTGCTGAAATATCTATGAATGAAGCGGTAGACCAAGTACTTAAGTATGCTGATAACCCATCTATCCGAAGCAACTTTGCACTTTCAGTGCGTACTGTGGGTCGTTTCTACCGTGCTACTGAAGACTTTTATCGCCGCGTATATCGTCTAAAAGATGTTACTCCGCAAATGCTTTATCGTATGCGATTAGCCCACATAGGTTTAAATGCTAGTGGTGATGTATACGAAGATGCTGAAGGCAAGCCATATTTAATGATGCCAATGGATAATGTTATTTTTAAGGCTACAGATACCACGTTGCGTGTGTTAACTGGGCAAACTGATTCACTATATAAGCAACCTATGTTTAATGACTTTACTCTTAAACTAGAATTTGCTAACCCATCTTTTGCTCCTGAAGCAGGCGTACCACAATTTAGCGGTCCTATTGCAGCGCTTACCGTTATTGGTGTTAAGAATTTGCTTGGTAACTTTGATAGTCCGCTAGCCCAAAAGGCTGCTGAAAATTTAGATAATGTTGCGCTAGGTCAGATTGGTGACAATATAGATGTTCGTAGGGCTATAGTGCCTAATACGTTGGCTAAGGTATGGACAATGCTTGACCCAGGCGAAAAAGACCGTCAGGAAGTTACAGCAGCGCAACAAGCAATTGCTTACAATGCAGCCAATGGTATTTATTTAAATCCTAGCGCTACTGCTAAAGAGAAGGCTGACTATTTAAAGAATATCCGAATTAGCGCACACAACATTTTGTTTATGCGTTCTTTACTTGGTTTGATTTCACCAGTTGCTCCAAGTATGCAGGAAAGCCAGGGAGTTCCTGACTATCTACTAGATGTTGGCATTACTGGCTTACGTCCAGAGTTCTTTGACATACTTGAGTCTATTCAGAAAAAGTATGGCGATGATGTACAAGACCCGTATGAGATGGCTCTTAGTATGTTTACTGGTAAGTATCCTGGCAAGATTGTCTATACGGTATCCCGTAATGAAAATCAGACTAAAGTTCTTATTAAGTCCACAGAAGAAATGAAGAACTGGGCGCTTGAGAACCGTAAGTTGATTAAGACCTATGGCGAAGCAGCATACATTTTTGCACCACGGACAGGTGAATTTAACGCTGCAGCCTATAACTGGCTACAGGCTAACGACCTCATTAAAGACAAGACGCTAGAACAATACTTTGATGATGTACAGGTAGCCGAAGACAAGCAACGTTACTATGACATTGCTCAATGGGAACGCGACAATATGAACACAGAAGGTCGTGTATCTGAGCGTCAATACATTATGGCTACAGCAACGGCAGCCCGTGAAGGATTGATTAACTCTAATCCATTATTGTTAAGGGCTATTACTGGTGGTGGCAATGAGATTGCTACAGAGAAGTCAATGATGGAAACTATCCGTCAGATAACTGAAGATATGGCAGCACCTATTGACCCAGCAACTAGGATGCGTATGCGTACTGCATTGCAGGCAGTAGATGACTTCCTAGCATTTTCTGAAAGCCCAGATGTTAAGGCTTTATACAATGGCTCTACGCTAAAGCGTGAGTACCGAGATAGAGTCCGTAACATTCTTTCTGATTTGGGTTCAGGTGACTTTGCAGTCCGTGAGGCAGCCAGAGCATCTTTTAACTCAATACTTTCTTACTACTCACGTGACTCCTTTAAGGCGGTTCCATAATGGCAGAAAAGAAGAAGATTCCAGCACCTCCTAAAGAGACTGTACTTGCTTGGCAACGCAGAGGTGTAGGTAATCACAATCTTATTTTTGACCCAGCCCAGGAAAAATGGCGCATTGTAAAGCGCGAGCAAGGTACTGTCGGTCCACGGGATATTACTTATGACCAATATAATGCTGGTACTACAACTTATGATTATGTAAGACCTACCAATAAGCCAGCATCTGAAGACTCTGGCGCATACAAAGGTAGCGTAAGTGACAGAGTTGCAGCAGAAAATGCCATTAGTACCGCAACTATTACTTTTGATGCTTCTGGTCCAATAGTAACTTTTACAGTTCCTAACGAAAAAGACGCTCAAGGCAATCCTGTAACCTATTCTTCTTACCTTTATGTAGATGATAAGGGCGGTGTATCTCTTAGCCCAGATGATGCAAGGGCTGGAATAAAGACTGGTAAGCAGTTTACTTTTGATAGAACAGATACTGCCCGTGATAAACACCTAGCAGATTTATACAAAATATATGGCAACAAGCAGGCAATTATTGACCGCTTGTTTAAGGCTGGATATTTAACTACTAACAAAGATGTACCTACTGATGCAATGCTTTCAGCGCTTGATGCTGCTACAGCACAATACACGGTAGACCAAGTAGAAGCCTATAAGGCTGGACAGATTAAAGAGTTTTCAACTCTTAATGACTGGTTAGGTACACAGCGTGGACAGGCTGAAAGCAAGGCTGGTACTAGAACCACACGTAGTATTACAGAGTTTAGTGATACAGATGCTCGTGCAGTGATAGACGATGTAGCCCTAAGTCTTTTACAACGTAAACCAACAGAGCAAGAATACGCAAAGTTAGTTCCTTTGCTACAGAGAAAGCAAAGAAAGAACCCACAGATTACTAGCACAACTACAGATGCTGAAGGCAGAGTAGTATCTCAGAAGACTAAGACTGGTATTAATGAGCAGCAGTTCCTTATTGAAAGACTATCTCAAAAGGATGAGGCTAAAGCAAATATGATTATGGGCTTTTATGATGCCTTCAAGCAAGCGATAGGAGTCAAATAGTGGCTAGACCAGGAGAAGGCGGACCGCTAGTTGATGATGGCGGTAGTATGCCAGGTAAAGTTAGCCGTACTTTTGAAGAAATCCTTCGGCTTATGGAGCAAGAGTATGGCGACATTGACGACATCTTTGCTACCAATCCAGAACTACAAAAGTTACTAGAAGAAGCATTTAACCAAAAGTGGACAGCGCAACGTTTTTATAACTCAGTAACCACCACTAATTGGTTTAAGCAGAACGCTGAAAAGATACAGCAACGTGGTTATTACAAGCGTATCTATGATGATTTAGTTAAAAACATAGCCAAAGACGACCCTAAGCGCAAAGATAAAATCAGGGCTGCTGCTGGTAATACAGAATACTTCCGTGGACTGGACTCTTTTGAGGCTGACCTAGAGCAGAGGCTAACCGAAAAAGGTATTTCTTATACTTCTGAACAGTTGTCTATGTGGGCAGAAGAAATCTATAACTCTGCCAATGAAAAAGATAATAACTTTATAGATAGATTTTTAAACCGTAAGATTGCATTTACTACTACTGCAAGACCTATGGGAGAAGCAGCCGATAACTTGGCTATCCTACGGGAGTATGCAAATGATATGGGTCTTAATTTAGAGCGTGACTATGCGTCATCCTTAACTGATTGGCTACAGCGTTTAGACCGTGGTGAGTCAGTTCAGACCTTTAAAGATATTATCCGCGACCAGGTTGCTATGACATCTGGTAAATACATTGGCGATTTTGTTAGCCGTGGCTTAACTCTTAAAGAAATTTACCAACCATACAAGACTTTAATGGCTTCTACTCTTGAAATTAGCCCTGAAGAAATTGGGCTTAATGATGAGATGTTGCGTAGCGCTATTGGTCCAGATGGACAATTAAATCTTTATGATTGGAAGAAACGTCTCCGTGCTGATAAGCGTTGGGAGTTTACCGAGGCAGCAAGAGAGGATGTTTATGCAAACGTATATAAGATTCTCCAAGACTTTGGATTTACGGGGTAACAATGGCTGACGAACGCGATAGATTACGTGCACGCCTTGGCTTGCCACCATTATCAGCAACAACTACTCCTGCACCAGCACCAGTTACTTCTATTAAAGATGACCCTTATTATATTCGTGACCCTAAAACAGGTCTTAGTCCAGCACAAGTAGAGGCTAATAAGGCAGTTGCTGAAGCAGCGGCTGCTATTGGAAAGCCAGTTACGCCTGGCGCTACAGGCGCTCAGGCTACTGCAGATAGAGTTACTCCTTTAACTGCTGCAGAAACTCGTGAAGAAAAGTATTTTGCAGCACAGGCTGCAGCCAAAGGAACTAAACCAACTCCTCCACCTGCTGATGCAGAATTTACTTATGATTATGTTTGGCGCCAAGATGTAGGCGGACCTGGCGGTAAATGGGTATTAACTAAATCTCCTCGTAGATTTAGTAGCACTGGTGGTACTGGAGACTCTGGAAGCACTGGTGGAACTGGTAGCACTGGCGGTGCTGGTAGTTCTGGTAATGCTGGTACAGATGCATTGGTTGACTTTCAGAAAGCACAGGCTGCTGCAGCACAGACTGCACAGCGTGAATCAGCCTTTGCTATTCTTAAAGCAGAGTTTGATAAGTATGGTTTAGGTAGCCTTGCCGATACTGTAAAGAATCTTATTATGCAGGGTAGTCCAGTAGAAGAAGTAGTTCTTAAACTACGTGCTACTCCTGAATATGAAAAGCGTTTTGCTGGCAACAAAATGCGGCTTGATGCTGGTTTAAATGTTTATGATGAGGCTACATATTTACAATTAGAAAATGCCTACGACCAGATATTTACATCATATGGCGTAACTGAAGCAGCAGGCAATACTGCAGAAGCCAGACGTGCTAGGTATGCTGGATTTATTGGCGGAACTATTTCACCTGATGAAGTTAAAGGTAGAGTACAACTAGCAGTAGCAGCAGCCAATGAGGATGTAGTTACAAGAAATACTTTAAGAGAACTTTATCCAGAGATTACCGAAAAGGATATTGTTTCATACTTTCTTAACCCTAAAGAAGCGTTGCCTAAACTTGAGACCAAGGTACGTTCTGCACAGATTGGTGCAGCAGCAGTACGTCAAGGACTGGTTACTAATGTGGCTACAGCCGAAGAATTGGCTGCAATAGGTGTTACTGAACAGCAAGCAGAACAGGCTTACTCAGCCTATGCTGGTATGAAACCAACACTAGATTTACTTTCAGGTCTTGAAAGAGACAATGAACTAATGGTTAATCAGCAAGTAGCCGAAGGTGCTTTGCTTAAAAACCTAGCCTCTGAACAACGCAAGTTAGAAATGCTACGCCAGAAAGAACTAGCCAGATTCTCTGGCAGCGCTGGCACTAACAGAGGCGTATCACTAAGCCGAGAATCAGGCGGCTTAATTTAAGAATCCCGATGCGGACCGACCAGCCCCGCACGGTGTATAAGACTGGTAGCAAGAGCCAGCCTATCTACCCCTGGATAGAACTGTGGCTTGCGACTAACGACAAATAGAAAGGGTGGTTGCTATG